CAGAATTGCTGCCATAACAGACATGGGATTACAATTCAAGGAATTTAATGAAGGGATGCCGTTAGGTGGGCATTGGAGCCATTGCCCCGACAGCTTTAAGCTAGCCCGCCCTTTACAAATGGAGAACAAATAAGTGAAATACGAAAAAAAGACAGTGAAATCTCTCCTGCGCATTGATGGACAATACACAGACCATCAGGGCATTGAGATTGAAACAGAGGGAGCCAACCTCCCATATGTAGACACAAAGGTTTGGAAGAGCGAAGCTGATGGCTCCCTGCGTGGTGAATCATATGAATATGTCCTCCGTAAACCCATTCCCTTTGGCGCTGAGAACGCTGCTCTGGCAGAGCTGAAAGCAGCCTGGGAGACACAAGGTAGTAAGATTAAGAACAGCCCTAACGCTGGTGTGCACGTTCATATCAACTGTTCTGACCTGACAGTGACACAGCTGTTCAACTACATCAGTCTTTATCTGGTGGTTGAGGAAATTCTGGTTAACAAATGCGGGGAACATCGCATTGGCAACCTGTTCTGTCTCCGCGCCTCAGATGCTGAATACCTGATTGAGATGTTGATGGAGAGCGTTAAGCAGCAAGACCTGCGCATCTTGCACACAGATGACCTGCGTTACGCTTCAATCAATGTTAAGGCATTGGGTGACTATGGCTCCGTTGAATTCCGTGCATGGCGTGCTGATGGGGATTTAGAGGCTGTAGCTTGGTGGTGCCGTCTTTTGCAACACCTCAAACATCTGGCTCGTGAGATTGATAACCCAGCACAGATTGTCTCTGATTCTTCTATGATGGGCAGCTATGGCTTCTTCACTAAGGTGTTAGGGCCATTTGCTAAGGACATTGAATGGACAGCAGCATTTGATGATGCTATTCGTGACAGTGTTCGTCGTGTTCAACAATACGCGTATATGGGAGATTGGTAATGGATAAAGCGACACACATTGGAACTATTGAAACGGTTTTAAGCCATAATATTGAATGGAACGAGCGCAGCCGTAAGGTGAGAGCTGCTTATGCGGATGGCTCTTTTGGAGGGTGGTTTGGAGACTATACAAAAGAGCAACTAGAGCGTCTACAGTGGGTGATGAAATCTGTCAAGCCCAAGTACATGGTGAACAAATGAAGCTGAATAAGAAAACCTTGTATAAGGTGAGGATGCATAGACGGCATGATAATCTGTTCGTTCATGCTAAGCTCGTTAGCCGGAATGGAGATAGTGCTAAGTTTGTTGTTGTAAAGAATTTCTGTGAGGGGCTCAACCGGCTAGCACCTGGACGAGTGTTTGATGTCTGGTCTCACAATGTTGAGCGGGATGTTAGTAAGGTGATTCTTAATTGGGAGAACAAATGAAAGCTACGCATGTTGTAATAGCTAATGAGGGAAAATACCTAAAGGCCGGAGAGAAGGTTTATATCTACAGGCATGAGCCGGGAGATGCTACCTGTACGGTTCAAAGCATCTTGCCTTCATTTGGAGACGGAAGATGGTGTACTTGGGCACACAACCTAAAGAAAATATTCACTCAAATGGAAAACAAATGAAGACATACATCTATTCACATAACCCATTCAGTGAAGGGGCGAAGTCTCTGTCCCAGGCATTAGAAGTTAAACGCATTAAGCATGGCAACAGCAAGTTTAGAGGCAGCCAATTAAAGCGTGTAATCAACTGGGGAAGTGCTGCTCTTCCTGACCAAGTGGCAGCATGTCACATCCTCAACAAACCAGAGAACATCCGTAACGCTTCAAATAAATTAAAATCTTTTGAACTTTTCCAACAAGCGAATGTCTCTATTCCCCCATTCTTCACAAGCAAGGAACAAGCTAGTGCGTATCTCCAGGAAGATGATTCTCGTAGCGTTGTGTGTCGCACTGTTCTTAACGGGCATAGTGGTGTCGGCATCGTTATGGCTGACAGTGCAGATGATTTGGTGGATGCTCCGCTGTATACTGCCTATGTGAAGAAGCAGGAAGAATATCGTTACCATGTCTTTATGGGTAAGGTGGTGGACATTCAGCGTAAGGCGCGTAAGCTTGACGTTCCAAAGGAAGAGGTGAATTGGCAGATACGCAATCTTGACGGTGGATTCATCTTTGCTCGTGAAGGTGTTGAAGAGAATGAAGTGGCAAGCAAGAATGCTATCATAGCTGTAGAAGCTCTTGGTTTAGACTTCGGTGCTGTAGACATCGTCTGGAATAAGAAGGATGATTTGTATGTAGTGTTGGAGGTAAACACAGCCCCAGGTTTGTCAGGCACTACGCTAGATGGCTATGCTAAACGATTTAAGGAGATGCTATGAAATTTAAGGTTGGAGATAAGGCAACCGGGAATGCGTATGCTGATGGAGTTTATGGATACACAACCTCAGCTGCAATTATGCGGGTAGAGGCTGTTTTCGAGGAACAACAGAAAGTCAGGGTTGTGGTAGTCTCACACAAAGAAAGCGACAGATACATCGGTAAAGGAGATGTGATTTCGGCTAAGGCCCTGACACTTATCTCACCGCGTCTTTTTATTAACAAATAAAGGAGAGTAGATGGGAATCCTCGTGGGAAGAACTGGTCACGCCTGTGGCTCCCGCCACGGCTTAAACTTATATGAAGAACCAGATGGACGAGTGACAGGGTTTTGTTTTAGCTGTAAGGGCTATGAACCAAATCCGTTGGGCGGTAACACAATGGAGAAGGCTGGCATTGAACGCACAGTAAAGTCTCCAGAAGAAATCAAGAAGGAGCTTGATGAGATTGGTCAATACCCTGTTAAGGGCTTAGATGACCGTAAGATTGGCTTAGGAACCATGCGCTATTTCAATTGCCATGTCTCCTTAGACCAGGAACGTCAGGAGGATGTAGAGGTTCATTACTATCCATATCATGAGATTGGTAGTGGCGAGCTAGGTGGATATAAAGTGCGTATCGTAGAAGGTAAACGCATCTTCTCATTAGGCAGTGTGAAGAATGTCTATCCCTTCGGATGGCAACAGGCAATAGCATCAGGGAGTCCCCGTGTTTACATTACGGAGGGGGAGATTGATGCCATGAGCTTGTTCGCTGAACTAATGAAGAAGAATAAAGCGAGTGCTCAATATGCAGACAACATTCCTGCGGTGGTATCAGTTCCTCATGGCGCAGCATCGGCAAGCCGTGACATTGGCAAGATTCTCCCCGAGCTTCGGAAACACTTTAAGGAAGTGGTTCTGGTGTTTGACCAAGATGACGCTGGCAGAGCTGCTGTGGAAGATGTATTACGCATCATTCCAGAAGCAAAAGTAGCAACAGTTCCTGGGAAGGACGTGAATGATTGTGTTGTCAACGGTCACATTAAGGCGCTAGTTAACGCTGTGTTGTTCAATGCAACAATCCCGAAGAATACACGTCTTGTCTATGCTGAGGATTTGTTTGAACAGGCTAAGAAGCCAGCTGAATATGGTTTGTCTTGGCCTTGGAAAGAAACTACGAAGAAGACTCGTGGTATTCGCTTTGGTGAGACAATCTATATTGGCGCTGCTCAGAAGATGGGGAAGAGTGAGGTGGTTAATGCCATTGGTGCTCATCTGATTAAAGAGCACGGCTTGAAGATTATGATGGCTAAGCCGGAGGAAGCAAACGCCAAGACAGTGAAGCTGTTGGCTGGTAAAATCGCCGAGGCTATCTTTCATGACCCGGAGATTGCTTTTGATGAACCCGCTTATGACAAAGCCTGTGAGATTATGAGGGGGAAAGTGGTGCTGCTCAACCTCTACCAGCATTTAGGCTGGGAGACTCTTAGAGCGGATATCAGGGCTGCTGCTGCACAGGGTGTTAAAGCTGTGTTCATAGACCCAATCACAAACCTCACTAACGGAATGGACGCAGCAACAGCTAACACCAAGCTCCAGGAAATTGCTCAGGAACTGGCTGCTATGGCGTTGGATTTAGATATTGTCATCTTCATCTTCTGTCACTTGCGCAACCCCGAGAGTGGCACTCCACATGAGCGTGGAGGTAAGGTGCTGTCCAGTCAGTTTGCTGGTTCTCGCGCCATGGCCCGTAGCTGTAACTATCTATTCGGTATCGAGGGAAATAAAGACCCTGACTTACCAGAAGATGACCGAAACTGCCGACAGATTGTTCTTTTAGAAGACCGAGAGTTTGGTGAAGTTGGTCCCACTAATCTGTATTGGAATAAACGTAACGGAGCATTTGTAGAATTATGAAAATAAAACTAGTGATGGTTGTTGAGTGCGAAGACGAGTGGGACGTAGATATCATCTGGGATGCTGCCTCATCAGAAGCATATAATAATCCGGACATCAAAGGGTTGGAATTTGTTTCAGCTATTCAGGTGAAAGAAGAATGAACACAGTCGAACTAATCACTAAACACTTTGAGGAGCAACGTAAGCCCATCCTTGCTATGGCTAAACGTCAAGTGGGGGAGTTCTGGCATGAGGATTGTGTCAGTGAGGCGTACACACGTTGCCTTCAATACGCTGGAAATAAGAAGCCCATCCTTGAGATGGACTATTACATCAAATATGTGCTAGGCACTGTTATCCGTGAATACTTACGAGATAATGTATCAGGGGAGGAGCTGGAAGAGTGGATGTGGGAGAGCGGGGAGCTTGCTGATGAAATGAGAGCCTCTGGTGTTCTTGGGGAAGTGTTGCAAGAAATGGAGAAGCTTGATGAGCCACATCGCTCTGCTGTCTATCTTAGCATGATTAGTGGAGAGAAAGTGGAGAAGACATCTAAGATTACAGGGCTGTCAGAGGGAGCCATTAAGATGGCTGTAATGCGATTTCGGAGAGAGGTGAAAGAGAAGTATGGCGAAATGGACGCATAAAGTAACTCATAAAGAAGCTGGGTGGGTGGTATATCTGAACCATAAGGAATGGCAGGAGCTATCCATCAACTCAGAGGAGTGCGTTGATGAAGGCTCTTGGGGAGAAGGGCAGTCATCCGAAGAGTACCTGGATATGTTGAAAGAGCACTATGACCAGGTTATAGTTGAGAAAGTTCGTCCTATTCAATTGGAGAACAAATGACAAAGGTAAGGGTGTTCGACATAGAGGCGAATGGCTTGACACCCGACACAATTCACTGCATGGTGTTCCGTAGCCTGGATGACAAGCAAGTTGATATTTTCCGCCCACATCAGATGAAGGAAGCTGTAGCGTTCATGGACAGCTGTGATGTGTTAATTGGACATAATGTGCTCAGCTATGACCTACCAGCTGTGAAGAAAGTGTTAGGATATGAGTATAAAGGGAAGAAGGTTGACACGCTCCTCATGTCTCGTTTGCAATGTCCAAATCGTCAGGCCCCTTTGACAGCCAGGGGAGACCCAAAGGCGATGAAGAGCCCACATGGCTTAGGCTGCTGGGGATATCGTGTAGGGCGCGGTAAGCCTGAGCATGAAGATTGGGAGACATTCAGTGAGGAGATGCTTCATCGTTGTTCGGAAGATACAGCCATTAACGTTGCTGTGTACCATGAGCTGATGAAGGAAGGGAAGGGCCTCAATTGGAGGGATGCACATATGCTGACCTTCAAGTTGTTTGAGAATCTACAAATGCAGGAGGATGCAGGTTGGCGCTTAGACGTTAAACACATCGAGCGCTCACTTAATCTTGCTGCTCATTGGGTGGGGCGAATAGACCGGATGCTGGAGGCTAGTCTTCCCTATATCTGCAAACCAGCTGAAACTAAAGAGAAGGGTGGAGGCCCTTACAAATACGTTAAAAAAGTGTTCATGAAGGGCAGCTCCCCTGAGAAACCTATCTATTCTGAGTCAGTGTTGAAGGTGTTTGGAGAGGACAGCCACATTGTAGCAGCTCCTTTCTCGCGGGTTGAGGTGAGGAAGATAAAGCTAGGTAGTGATGATGAGGTTAAGAGATTCCTCCTAGATAACGGCTGGATTCCAGATGCTTGGAATACAAATGATGCTGGGGAGAACACATCACCTAAGCTGAACAAAGATACTACCTTTGAGGGTGTTGAGGGGGTAGCTGGTAATCTGATTGTTCTTCGTTCTCGTGTGAATGACCGAGCTTCTATTATGCGCGGTTATCTCGCTAACGTGAGGGAGGATGGAAGATTATCGAGCATCGTATCGGGTCTGGCAGACACCCGGAGGATGAAGCACAAGCAGATTGTTAACGTCCCTAATGCTGATGCATTTATGGGTCCCATGATGCGTAAGTGTTTCATTGCTCGTGAGGGGTATACACTAGTCGGGTGCGATGCAGCGGGTTGCCAGGACAGAATGCTCGCATCAAGAGCTAACGACCCAGAGCTTACACGCATCCTTTTGGAGGGAGACAAGGAGCAGGGCACGGATGCACACACACTTGTTATGAATCGCGTTAATAAGATTTGTGATAAGTATGGCCTAAAGCGGATTAAGCGCGGTGCAGGGAAAAACATTGGCTTTGGCTGGAAGTTTGGAGCCGGGGACCCAAAGCTAGGTAGAATGGTCCATGGAAATAAGGAGGTTGGTGCTGAGATTAGGGAGGCGTTGCGTGAGTTGTTCCCAGCCCAGGCTAGGGTTATGGATGAACTCACTGCTGAATGGAGAAAGAGAGCTAAGCGTAGAATGAACAAGTGGAATAAGCTTGAATACTACGATGGATGGGTGACATCAATAGACGGTGCCCCGAACTTCATACAGTCAGAGCACGCTGTTCTAGTTTACACCTTACAGAATGATGAAGCGATTTTTATGTCGAAGGCGTATAATCTGGCACATCAATACTTGTCGGAGAGGTACAAATGGGGTGATGATTTCTTGATTGTAAACTTCAATCACGATGAATTTACAACCGAATGCAGAGAAGAAATTGCTCAGGATGTAGCTAAGATTGTACTTAAGGCTTACGCTGACGCTAGTGATTACTACGCGTTTAAAGTTCCACAGATAGGAGACGCGTCAATTGGAAAGAATTGGTATGAAATCCACTAAGGTGAGTTATGAAACCAGTAAATAAAGATACAGTGAAGGCGGAGCTTGACCGTCTCCTCCAAATCAAGAAGGACTTTGGTCAGATGGCTTTGAGGGATGAATGGTTATATGAATGTTTGTTCCAACTTCATGAGAAAATAGAACAGGAGAAGAAATGAATATCACCTTTGACAAATACACCAACAAATATTTCATTGCTTTCACAGAGAGCAACGTTGTATCGTTCAGCTTTGAAGAGCTGGAGCAGCTAGGGGAGAGCATCCATCAAGTGGTGCAAGACTCATATTCACAACAGCTTCAAGATGATTTAGGAGGAGATTATGTGTGCGATGGATGTCTTATCTAAGCTAAAGCTTGGTAAGAGATACGTTCCTAAGAATCGAGGGGAGGTGTATTACGACTACGTGCTTCCTTTTGGAGTTGTTGGTAATCATGGGATTGTCACCTGCGCTGTTGGCTCTGGAGAATGGAGAGTGAACACCATCCTTAATGTTAAACACATTTTGATGGACTACAAATTAGAGAAACCAATTCAATGGGAGAATAAATGAGAACAGGTCAGAACGTAGTGTTAACGCGTCAGATTGCATATCCAACAACGGATGAGCATGACCAGCCCATCACTTCTTATTTAGAGAAGGGGGCTGTAGGGAAAGTGGCTGGCATCATTGAAGCAGGTAGTGAGACAATGGTGTTGTTCCAGCCGGAAGGTATTGAGCAAGTGTTTGCTGTGAGCAAATCAGCTGTAAAATAATTATAATTATAAAGAGGATTAAAAGATATGGCGCTTCAATCAGCCCTTAAAACAACTAAAGCAGCCTCTAACGTTAAACGTGTAGCACAAGCTGAGCTGGAAATTGATAACTACCCATGCCGTGTAGCTCAGGTGATTGACCTAGGTCTGCATCATAAAGATTTGTGGGATGATGTGAATAAGAAATTTACTAAAGATTTACAGAAGGCACCAGTTAATATGTTGATGGTGACATACGAATTTACTACGGAGTTTGTGAAAGATGAAGAAGGCAATGAATTGGTTGACAAACCACGTTGGCTTTCTGAGCGTTTCCCCGTCTATGCTCTGGATAGTGAGCTGGCTACTTCTACCAAACGATATAATGCTTTCGACCCCGGTGCAGGGAAGTTTGGTGGTGATTGGAGTCGTATTGCTGGAGAGCCTTGTTCTGTAAGCATTACGCATAAGAAGAGTGGTAAGGCTAAGATTGGTAATGTAGCTAAGCCAATGAAGGGGATGCAGGTGGCAGAGCTTAAAAACCCAATCAAGGTGTTTGATTTGGGCGAGCCAGACCTGGACATCTTCAACAGCTTGCCTGAATGGTTGCAGGAAGAAATCAAGAGCAACCTGGAATACGCAGGAAGCCCTCTAGAACGTCTTCTAACGGGCGGTGTTGTGAAGGCTAAGGAAGATAAGCCTAAAGCTGTACAGTCTGCCCCAGCCGCTCCTGTAGAGGTTCCTGTGGAAGATACGGGTAAATCAGAAGACGCCCCTTGGTAAGATAACTAATGGACAAGGAAGTCCACATAATAAAATGGTGATGTATGCAGCCTTTAATCGATTCAGATTTACTATGCTATGAGATTGGCTTTGCCACTCAGAAGAAAGATGAAAATGGAGACATCCACCCATCTCCTGTAGAAGAAGTTAACCAGCTAATTGATAACCGCATTAAGGAAATCTGTGCTGCTGTTTACGCTACAGAAAAGCCACGCTTGTTTCTGACAGGCAAAGGCAACTTTAGATACGATATTGCTAAGCGTCGTGAGTACAAAGGAAATCGCAAGCAGATTAAGCCGTTCCATTACAAATACATTAGAGCGTACCTGTGCAGCCAATGGGATGCTGAGATTGTAGATGGGATGGAAGCTGATGATGCTATGGCGATTGCTCAGACAGAGCGTATTGAGCAGAGGGATACAATTATTTGTAGCAGGGACAAAGACTTAAGAATCGTTCCAGGTTATGGCTATGGCTGGGAGGCAGGTAAGCAGGGGAGCTGGGGGCCACATTGGATTGATGAGATGGGCACCTTAGAACTTAAGGGGCCTAAGAAGCTGATTGGTACAGGTCTCAAGTTCTTTTACTCCCAGCTCCTTACGGGTGACGCTACAGATTGTTACGATGGCCTTCCTGGCTGTGGCCCAATTAGAGCGTATGAAGTGTTGAAGGAATGCAAGACAGAGGAGGAGTTGTACCAAGCTGTTCTCTCTGCTTATCAAGCTAAGTTCCCAGAAGAAGCTGTAGCAATGATTGAAGAGCAAGCTCATCTAGCCTGGATGGTGAGAGCTAAAGACGAAGAAGGAAACCTAATCCACTGGAGCGCACCTGTATGAAAATCTACAAAGCTGTTATTTACGAAAGAGTGGGATTTGGTGCTGACGAAATTGTATCCAAGCACTTTGTTCACAAACACAAGGCAGAGGCTTGGACAGCCTGGCACCTAGAAGATTTGGGTTTGGAGCATGACCTAGAAGACTATGGAAGTGCAATCCAGGAGTTGGAGGTGTTGGAGTGAACGTATACATTATCACCTTCTGCCACGCACAAGCTGGTGTGTTTGGCTTGATTGAGACAGCCTTCTTTGATGAAGAAGAGTGTAAGAGGGCATTAGAGAAATACAAGCTGGAAGATGATTTAGGAATTGAATATGTAATGGATGAGCTGAAAGTGGAGGTGACTATTCAATGACTAAGGCTAAGAAGCCTTACATTCCCTGGATGCAAAGAACAGAGGCTGCTCGCTTCTCCTTCATCAAGGGGGCATTAAGAGCAGGCACTGTACGCTACCCACCAAAGTATGAGGTGTTGAATGCAGCTAAGCGCGGTAAAATGGTTAATGACCAAACGGGGCGTCTGGCTGAGCATTATCAGTGCGCAGCTTGTGGGGGCCTATTTGTTGCTTCTAATATTGTGGCTGATCACATCGAGCCCGTTATTCCTGTATCCGGGTTTACTAATTGGCATGATGTCGTTGTGCGCCTCTTCTGTAACCCTTCTGGATTACAGGTATTATGCAAACCATGTCATAAATTAAAGACTCAAGCAGAGAACGCTGAGCGTAAGAAATCTAAATAACTATTATAAGGCAGAGCCGAATGAAAAACCCAGAAACGTTTGTAGACATCAAAGACCAAGTAGTTCAAGCATACAACCGAGCTAAGACATCACTAGCCATTCTGGAAGAAGATGGGGAGCAGGCTGTACGTGAATACTTCCTACAATTCAGTGACGCTGACAAAGCTTCTATTGCTAAGATGATGGTGCTACATGCTCGTGATGCAGAAGGCACCCTTAAGCTTGTGCAAGAGCGTGTCCGTGAAACTACTAATTAACACTGTATGTGCCTACACTGTGGGCATTATTGCTATCATCCTTTTATCAAAAGCCGGAGAAATTTTATGTCAGTATATCAAGTAGCAATTATCTTTGAAGCCCACGACGACGCTTCCGCAACAGAATTTGCTGAGAAGCTAGCTGCTGTGTCCCAAGAGCATGGTGATACAGGTTGGGTGGAGAACGCCAAGATTGCCTTCACCAAATATGAGCCTGAAGTCTCAGGTGATGAGAAGGAGGCAACAGAAGTTGCTGACGTCTGATTGGTGCAAGAAGAAGGCTGAGGAAGCGGAGCAGTCAGGGGATGACAAAGGGACTAAAGCCTATAGAGAATTGGAAGCATTGTGGAGGAAACGAGAGAATGAAAAAGCTGCTAAATTATCTTGTGTATGTGGTAAATCTGTATCTGGCCTATGTGTTGGTTACTGCGCTCTTGGGGACGCACCAGCTGAATAAGATGGAGATTGTGCTTGCACTGCTCACTGTTATCTCAGATACGCTGCTAACTATGAGGGTGAAACAGCTTGAGCGGGATTAAACACGACAATGGCAAGACAGACATGGGCCTCCTGTTCAGGGAGGTGCCATATGCCCTGGAGGAAGTTGGCAAGGCGCTCCAGATGGGCAGCACCAAATATGGTGTTGGAAATTGGTTAAAGGTGGAAGATGGTAATTCTCGTTATCTTAGCGCTATGGTTCGTCATCTTACGGCGTATTACAAAGGTGAGTTGATTGACAAAGAGAGTGGCCTGAGCCACCTTGTTCACGTAGCAACTAATGCTATGTTCTTAGCTGATTTGGAGAAAAGAAATAATGACGACAATTGCATGGGCACGGGGAATCTTAGCAGCGGACAGTCGAATGACAGCCGGGCTGCAATTGAAGAGCGACCGCTTCAAGAAGATATTCACGCCGAAGGATTCCACCATCCTGGGGCAAAAGGTTTTGGCCTATGCCCTAGCGGGCGACGCCTCATCCCAGCTAGTTCTAAAAGCTGTTCTTGCGGAGGGTTTAGATGTGCTGTCCACTTTGGAAAGTGAGGATGATTTCCAGGCCATTGTGGTGACAGAGGAGAGTGCCTACCTGGTAAACAAAGACAGTGAGAAGAGCTGCTTTGGCATTCTGGAGATTTATGAAGACAATCACTTTGCTCTAGGTTCAGGCAGCACAGTGGCTAATTACATCCTGGCTAAAGGCGGAGACCCTGTAGACGCTGTAGCAGCTGCTATGAGTACAGATTTGGGAAGCGGAGGAGATATTGTGCGTTGGACTCGTGAGGGTGATTTAGAATGATTATTTATGTGCTGTATTCAGTAGAAGACAAGCTGATTGGAGTGGCATCAAGCGAGGAAAAGCTGTGGGAGTTAGTTTATGACTTAGAGCGTTTTGCCCCCGGAGTAATTCCCAAGGAGTACCACTCTTACGTTGATGGCTACTACACCGAAGTACACAGAGTCTATGGACTAGACTGATGCCTTCTGAAAGCAACCATTCTAAGAATGTAAGGAACTGGCACAGAGCAGGGCTAGACCCCTGCCTGTTTCCTAAGAAACGCTTAGTTGACCAAAACAATAATAACAACAAAAAGGCTAAACAATAATATGACATATTCAGCACAACAAATTGAAGCAGTGGTGTCCCTCAAGAAGAAAGGCGTTAAGCATCGGGACATCGCAGAAGTGGTATTTGGTAAGCGTACAGCTGCCTCCTCTGTGTTCTACATTCTACATGACCATTACTATACGGTACCAGAGAAGAAACAGGGACCCAAGATTTTAATCTACGATTTGGAAACTAGCCCAGAGCTTGGCTATGTCTGGGGGCGCTTTAAACAATTCCTTGCTCCTGTTCAGGTGGAGCAACGTAGCTACCTGCTAACCTGGAGCGCTAAGTGGTTAGGTGATAAAGAGGTGATGGCTGATGCCATTCCGAACTATCGTGCCTGTGAAGGTAAATACGGGCCGGAAGATGATTTTGAGGTGGTTAGTAGTATGTGGCGTCTTCTGGATGAGTGCGATGTTGCTATTGCGCATAATGGACTTCGTTTCGACTTCCCTTATCTCAATAGCCGGTTTGCTTATCACGGTCTCGGGATGCCGTCTCCGTATAAAGCGGTGGATACTTGCAAGATTGCAAAGAAATACTTCCGCTTCCCGGCAAACTCGCTCAAAGAACTAGGCATCTACTTAGGCATTAAAACTCCTAAGCTTGATACAGACTTCCAGCTGTGGATTGATTGTATGCACGGAGTGCAAGGCGCTTGGGACTACATGGTGGAATATAACAAGTTTGATGTGAAACTGTTGGAAGAGGTGTATTTGAAACTTCGTCCGTATGATAAGAGTCATCCAAACTTGGGTCTGTATTACGAACAGAGCGATGCTGTACGCAATCCTACGACTGGCGAAGTTATGACTGGGCCATTAGAGGGGAAATATGCTTACACGTCTCAGGGAGCGTTTGAGGTGTATCAGGGAGAGGATGGTCACATGTCTCGTTCAAATAAAGCCGTTAAGCGCGTTAAACAGGTGAACACACAATAATGTACATTATCTATAGCAAAGAAGGCTGCATCAATTGTCAGAGGGCGAAAGCTCTCTTGATTGCTAAGGGAATTGAATTTGAAATGAAAATGGCTGGCGTAGATTATGATGTTGATTATCTACGAGGGCTGGGTGTCCGTCAGTTGCCGTACATCACAGAGGGAGATGAGGTGATTGGTGGGCTGGAAGAGCTGAAGAAACAGCTTTTCAAATAAGAGAGGTGGTCTGAACTATCTTGCTCTTAGGTAAGCTAAGCGGAGGGGGCACAGGGAGTGCCGCCCTCATTCTTCTTATTTAGCTTTAGTAGGGGACATGTAGACAGGGGCTTTATCTTTATAACCTGTCCACTTCTTATCTGTGTTCACCCATACAACTGGAATTGCTTTTACTTTATCCATTCTTAAATCCTCGTAGTAAATTGAATAAACCTTTCAACACTCCCTCGTTCCAAGCTGCCATTTACACCCCACACACTGTCAGATAAACCGTTGTGCTCCCTGTTCCCAATGCCCCATTAATGATTACATTCCCAGAAATAGTAGCAGTGGTTGCAGAAGCTACGGTGGCAATAGCTGCTGTAGCATAAGTGCTCCCACCAACGGCCGTGGCCTGCACTCCGTGCAACGTAGTTATTCCAGTGATGGCCTGAGACCAAGAGCCGCTAGAAGCTGTTACAATGTAAGTCAGAATCTTAGGAGAGCCGGGTACGGCTGTGCCATTGAAATACTGAGTAGGTGTTACTGGTGTATTAGTCAGATAGGTATAAGATAGGTTGGTGAAAGGGGCACTACCAGCTCCATTAGCTACAGCTACCTGCCCAAGAGAGGCAGAAGCTGCCCCTTTTGATTCGTGTAAATCAGCTCCCGTTAGAGAACTGTGAAGAACATCTGCCATTTATATCCCCTATACCTTCCATCTTCCTATTGCGACTAATGAAAGATTCTGTATTGTTGTAAACTGAACATCCGCAGCAACACGGAAAGTGCACACCGAGGTTCCCAATGCGTTAGGGTTGACTGTTGTCCTCCAGCAGCTAACGGACGCAGCTGTGTAAGCTAGCCCTCCCCCGGTGCAAGACGGGTTGGCAATAAAAGTGGCTGGGAGCGTCCATGAATACTCCATTCCCCAAAAGTTTGAAGAACCCTCTGTCCTGGCTGAGGATGTAACAGAGGCGGAGGCTACCAGATTATAGCATAACATGGTTCCGTTAGCGAATTTTATGTATGACCCATTGGCCCCACTCCCCTGCTCGAATATGGAACTGCCATCTGCCACCGTTCCGACCAACCCCATAACCGCCACAGCGCCTAGCCCCAGCCCACTCCTAGCCAATGCCTGTGTTGACCCCCCAGTTCCTCCATTGATTACCGGCAAAACCCCGCTAACCCCAGCGGTTATGTTAGCTGTCCCGTCGAATCCTGGGGAAGCTGAGGAAGTGAGAGATACCCCGATAGTCCGTGGAGTGGCAAGCTTTGTGGCAGAGGAAATGTTACCTACAATTCCCTGAGAAAAGGTATTCACCCCGGCCCAGGTGTTAGTAGCCGCTTTTAAATTAGTAATTGCAGCAGCGGATTGGGACGCTGAGGTAGCAGCCTGTTGGGAGCTCAACAGGGCAGAGGATGCCGCAGAAGAAGAAGAACTAGCTGATTGAGCAGCAGAAAAGGCACTTGCTGCGGCTGCGGCAGAAGCTGCCCCCGCCCCTTGTGCAGCCTGCACCACGTCAGACAAAGAATAATTTCCAACATACGCATTGAGTATCTGCCTGCCGTTCATGTCTAAGTCCCTGGAAAAACTAGTCTCTCCGGGGGTGTTTCCATTCCTCCAAACAAGGCTGCTGTTTATAGCGGAAGCCAGTGTGTTGAAATTATTATTTATAAGCGTCAGTTTATCCAGGGATGTGACGGGATTAATTACTACTGCCATATTTCCTCCTTGGCATCCATGCCGTATTAAATTATATTAAGGAATAGAGATGGCAGTAATTACACCGTTAGCTACAGTGAAGGTAACTACCTTGGAATCGCTCTGACCAGCTGTACGAGCTGTGGCGGTTGTCACAGTACAGGTTACAGTGCCTGAGTTAGATACAGCACCTACAGTGGCAGGAAGGCGAATGTTAGTGACAGCCTGAGCTGCTACGGTATATGTACCATTCGCAATAGCCGCACCAGCTGAGTTCTGTACAGGAGATGTACCAGCGTTATTTACTACAGCTTGAGTCTGAGATAGGTAGGTGGGAGCAGAGATGGTGCCAGCATTCACCTTAGCATAGTAGGTAGCGAGCGCATCAACGAAGTTAGTCTTATTGCTCTGTCCCACCTGACGGAAATAAGCCGCTGCTGCATCAGCCCATGCTGTTTTCTTCTGACCTGTCTGAGCGTTGAAGAATTTCTTACTTTCAATACGATAGTTATTATTAGCCATTCTATTTATTTACCTTTCTTTTTACGTCCGCCCGTGCCACGATTATCAGCACGATTGGCCTTAACGGAACGAGCACGAAGATTCTTCGTAGACTTGTCAGAAGTATTCTTATTGCGATGGTCTACATCCATTCCATCACCCTTCTTCACCTTCCCTGCTTTCACCATCTTAGCGCGAGAAGCATTACGCTCCGCACGCCTCTTCTTTTGTTCCGGGGATGAGTTATATGCTCGCTGACGAACACTATCTGCCTTAGCCCCCTTCTTGTATTGACCCTTCTTAGCCACGGTTTATTTCCTCTTGATATTTCCTAGCTGCTGCTTTATCTGCATTACACTGCCCGAGTGCATAGCTCCATTCTGGAATAGATGTAACAGCCTCACCAAAGGTCTGTGGTACTCCATCTGGCTTAGCTGTCTCCTGTAGATACCTGTCAGGAACCTTTACCACCGTATAGTTCTTTGAGCACCCGCTTAGCGTCATCAGGCAGAGGAGTGTCAGCACAAGCTTGGTTGTTAAGCGCATCTTTCAATTGTGCCTTGTATGTCTCTCGCTCTTTAGCTATTTTATCCTTCTCTGCCTGGAGCTGTTTATCAGCCTTTTCCTGGGCTGTCTTATCTTTAGCGTAAAGCTCTAGCTGCTGCTTCTGCTGGGATATCTGAACATCCTGCTTGTCAATGACAGTTCCTCTATACCACCATAGACCGCCAAACGCTACACAGAGCACCAGGAGAGCTGCAACAGCTATAGCCAATACCTTATCAACGGTAGATGTTATTAAGTTCACTGAGTGCTTCCTGTGGGCTTTTAAATTGATTGCCTATCGCCTTGCTCTGCCATAAGCGTCTCTGCCAGAGCCCCCAGCACACCTTATTCCCTTTCACAGAACAATCATACTTCTTCCCATTCCGTGTAATATACTTCCACTGCAATACAGCTCTCCCTGCCTGAGAATAATCCCCAGCAATGATAGCTTTCTTTACGCTAGAAGCATTGAAGCCGTAGATGCCGACATTATAAGCCATGTCAATGGCACCGAGAGCAACGACATCTGGGGTCGCTTGAGGCACGCCATCAAAAACCTTAGCGTGCTCGGCAATACTTTTCTGTAACTGCGCATCGCATTCACTCTTAGTTTTGACCATCCCAATCTTCACACCCTTCGTCTCTCCGTAACAGATTGTTGCTACATGAGCTCCGTCATAGTACGCTGTTGGGCTATAGCCTTCGTTAACGGTTATCACACCAACTACGGAGAGGCCCAAGGCCGTCCCCGCTGCTGTCAGTCTCTTAGTCCAAGTGTTGGTCATTTAGCACTACACCTTTCTCTCGAATGGAATTAAGAATAGCGGCATTCACTAGGGCATCCCGCTTGTCTTTCCTCCATTGCCAATAGAAGCTTCCTGCCAAGCCTAACACTGCCACGCTGATACCAGCTATATAACTCCAGGAGGCTAAGTCTAGTTTAGAAATGAAAACCAGAAAGCCTCCTCCACTCACTTGAGCTGCTGTCACCACTTTATTGTCCATCATTCAATCCCATAAAGCTTAGCCTGCCTGTTATGCAGTTCCTCTGCGTATTTGTCTGCCGCAGCTGGAGTGCGGAACATACCTAAGTGCTTTCCAGTTTTAAAATACTGGTTAACAGCTTCTTCATCAGACATGATTCTTCCGTCTTCGCTAACAGTAGGCACCAATACCTCAACGCCTAGCTCTTCGTCACGGAAGGACATAGAACGCACTGTCGAAATACTTCCATCTGCATTCTTCACCTGTGGTCTAGTAGTTAAGTCAATATCCCCTTGGCTTACCATGCCTGGGACGCTGCTGGGATTACCACCCCACTGTTCACTCCAAGCAGCTTTACTCTTTGGGGCTTTAGTGCTCTGTGCTGACTGCTGAACATCATTCTGAGAACTAGTGTCAGGCAGGTCCCCACTGCTGCCAAAGATTGCTGGCTCTAATTCTTTGAAGTATTTGCTGTAGTCTTGATTTCCCTCCATATGTGCATCTGCCATCACCAAGCGCTGAACCAACGGACTAACTTTCTGGTTAAGCTCTTTAGCCTTAGCTAGTGCTGCACGGTTACGCTCGTATCCAGCAGAAGGAACAAACTGCAAGCTCTGACCTGTCCAGCGATAACTAACCACTTTGGAGCTGTCTGCTTCTGTGGTGGTTGCTGTAGGAGTTGAAGCTCCCATAGCAGGGAATCCACCAGCTGGAAGAGTGGTGCTGGTAACTGTCTTAGCATTCTCCCATTCAGTGCGGATAGCTGGAATCAGCTGGCTCTGGTAGTTTTCCTGAATAACAGTCTTAGCTTGCTGAGAGAGGGATGGGTCAATCTTCCCACCTTTCTGCTGAAACTCTAAGAATGTCGGGTCAGCAAAGAACTTCATCACGTTGTTGAACTGAGTGGGATTATCTACAGAAGCCCCCATAGTACCTACACTCTTCAACACCTGATTCAAGTTTGTCTCCAGCTCCCCCTGCAAACCCTTCAAATCTGACGCTGCTGGGCTCTTAGTGGAGAACGTAGTGATTGCTTCCTTCAACCCATTGGTGTAAGATGTATGCGCTTCCTGCTCGTCTGGGTCATCAGATACGGCGTTAGCTGGGGTGCCTTGTCGCGTATTCTTTTGAATAGACTTAACTACATCTGAACCGAACGCTGACAGTACAACCGGGTTGAAGATGCCGTTAAAGATTTTGCTCTGAGCTGCAATAGCTGCAATCTTAGGGTCATTCATGAATGGAAGAGCAGCTACAGTTTGAGCATGGTCCAGCTGGTTCTTAGCTACATCAGCACTCACCTTTCCACTTGCTACGTTGTCAGCAGCGTCCAAAATCTTGAACAGAGGAGAGGAGAGGGTGTCAATGTAATCACCACCAGCAACACCACGAGCGCCTTGGGTTACAGCGTAGAACTTATTACGATACTGCTGTGTTTCCTGCAAGAACTGGTCTGGGGTAATTTGTTTGTTAGCAAGCTTCTCTTGCAAGCTCCCAATCTTACCCAGGGTATCTTGTACGTACACATTGGCTACATCTGACAGCCCATTCTGCACAGCAAGCTTGTTACGTGTCATTTGTAGCTGAGCTGCTGCGTTAGCTCGCTGTACCTGAGCATTAGCAATGTTAGCGCGCTTCTCCTGGAGGGACAGTTGCTGGTTCTGCAAACCAAGTTGCTTACTAGCAAAGTCCATCTGGTTTAAAGCCTGCTGCTGCTGACGATAGAGATTAAGCCCTTTCTCCTGCTGCTCTGGGGACATACCAGGCTGAATGAAGCCAGCACCTGTAGCAGCTTTAGTGTCAGCTTTAATCTGCTGGTCAACAGCGGTGCCTTCCGCTAACGTAGTGCCTAAGCCAGCGCTCCCAGCAATAGAGGTGTTCAGCTTAACCAGGTCATCAGTGAGGTGGGGGTTATTAGCAATTGCCTGATTGAACATGGCACGCTGACGACGCTGTGCGTCTGCTTGGGTGATACTCCCCTGCTCAACTGCCGCATTTAAAGCCACGATGTTCTGGGCAAAGCCAGACACCACCTTATCCTGCTTCTGCTGTGCTTCCACCTTCTGTTGGTTCTGATACATCTGCAACCCTGTGCCTAACAGCTGGGTCAATCCCTGACCCACAGCAGCTACAGTGGAAGCATTTGATACAGGCGCTACAGCCTGCGGGGCACTAAACCCCATTTGAGGGGCTGCAACGTCTTGTGTTTCAAACAAGCCCGCCATAACTACTCTCCTTTATCATCTCGCATTGAGAAATTATAATCTGTTAAAGCACGAAGGTTATTACGCTGCTCTTCTGTGATTCCTGGTGCCTGGTCAATCAAGCGATTCACATCACTCTTCTTAGCCCACCCGCTCATCTCCATCACTTTGTCAATGATTCGGTAGTCACCATTGCTCTGTTGTTTCTTGAGCTGTTGGTTCCACACCTCAGCAGCACGCTGGTTATTACCATACGCTGACATCTCCAACTCTGCCATCTTAATAGCATATTCAAACTGGTCAGCTGTTAAGCCATCCTGAGTGATTATCTTAGCATACTTGTTGAATGTCTGCTTCACATCATTGTCAAATGCCTCTTGACTCTTCCAAGTGCTATCCAGTATCTTACGAGAAGCTTCCTGGTCAGCTGTAGGAATACCGAAGGCTTGAGCAATAGCTTCAAAGCTGTTCACTGTTCCGTCTGTTGTACCACCGAGAGCGCCAATCTTACGTCCATATTCCAATGCCTGTTTAGCTTTGTAGGCGTTAGAGAAGCCGGATGAGAGATTGGCAATGTCCATGAACATGTTACCAACAGTGGTAGGGTCTTTCTCTTTAGCTGGACCCATGCCCATCAAGCTGCCGAAGGTGGACAACACCTGCATCACTCGGGGGTTAGAACCAAACAACAGAGAGCCACCTGGGCTGTTAGTTACCACTTTCGTAATGCCTTCATCGAAAGCTGTCTGAACAAACTCAGTGAGCCCATACGCATCAAGAGGAGCCAAAGATTTGTAATCCAGATTCACTTCCTCTCCGTACAAGCTGGTGAAGAAGTTGTTTAGCATTACACTCTCAAGCCCTGTACGCAATGCGTTACGGGTGGTTGGGTCTTCCGGAAACAAGTCGTGGAAGAAAGCCTCCATTGCATCCCCTGTACCTGGCACCAAGCCAACAACAGCTGTAGGACCAAACATAGCTCCCATGAAAGCAGACATAGCGAAACGCTGCTTGGAAGAGATACCACGGTTGAACAGGAGCTGGGTAATGGCTTTATGGGGAACCTGCAAGAACTGAGTGAACATAGCCAGGTTGTTATGGTTATAAGGCATGGCACCTGCTCGGTCCATGTTATACACATAGTTACGACTCTTGGCAAATGTATCTTCAATTCCTGCTGCATCCATCTTCACACCTTTCTTCAGTGCGTCATCATAGTGAGCAAGGAAGGAAGCAGAAGAGGAAAGGTATTCGCCCATGTCGAAGCCAACCTTACGAGCCACCTTAAGCGTTGTACGAAGAGGTGCTGTAGCCGTTCTAAGAGCGCTGGTACCCATCTGAGCAGCTGTGTATGCACTGCCATCAGCTAAGCTGTTCATGCCCTCACGGACCAGCTCATGCGCTTTAATGCCATCTGCAATACCGCTCTTCTTAAGCGCCTGGAACATAGCTTCAGCCTGTTCTGGGGTGCGCCCCCATTGAGTGAAGAAGTTGTCAGGAATCTTAACATTCTTCCCTTCTGCCAAATGCTTGGTCATGACAATAGCTAAGTCAGGAACCATACGAGAAGCAGTGTAAGTGGGGAATGAAGCAGTGAGCATGATGGCCTGATGGCTCTGTACCAGGAACTGACGGAGAGGGTTTAGTGCCAGCATCAGGTTAAACGCTAAGCTCTTAACAGCCCCCGTAGGTCCACGTCCAGCCGCAGCAGAGCGAATAACCCTTTCTGTGTTACCAAATCCACGAGTGCCCACCAGGTCAGCCATAGTGTTGAACATTGCACGATAGCCAGCATCAATACTGTTCTGGTATCCATTCTCCATAGAGCGAATGTATTCCCAGGTGGTGCGGGCATCTGTAGCCATCTTAGAGCTAATACCCGCTTCTCCAATCTCAGCGCGACTAGCCGGGAACTTAACCTGCCCCTGTGCCCTTGGGAGAACATCTGAGTATTGGGCCATAAAGCGCGCCTTAGCTGTTTCCAGCCAATCCCTAAATGCTACACGGTTAGCAATAGATGAGGCAGAGTGAATCAGTGAGTTAATTGGGTTCTCAATGTTCACCTGATTGGAGATGTTGTTATCTCCTAACGCCTCTTCTAAACGCTGACCCCTCACCTTCTGAGCAGACATTCCCCCAGCTTGCATATGAGAAATCACAGCCTGGTCGTAGCCATCACCTTTCAGGTCTGCACGATAGCGGAAATCAGTTTCCCAATTGCCCCCACGTACAGCTGCTAAGCGTTGACGAGCCCTGTTAGCATTTGGTACAGTGTCAGCTGTAGCTACGGTTTTCCATGCCTGCTTCCCATTCTCATCCAGGATAGGACGACCTGCATCATCTACAAGGCGCTGTTCGATGAAATGAGGGTTGTCGTACTTAACCGCGTAGTATCCTTTGCGATAGCTGAGAACATGGTCTGTATCCTTCAAAGCACGAACATAGGTGGAACCTGCTTTGTTAGTGTTGAGCACATATTCCACTGATTGCTTATCAACGGTCATCGGTGTATGCATCTTACCAATGTTGCCATTAGCGTCATAGTGGGCACTAATCTGCTCTTTGGTCATTGGTCTTACTTCACCCTTAACGGGGTCATAGACACGGATGTCACCAGCTAGTTGGGTTCGATTCAGCTCTTTAACAAACAAGCGCGTACCGCTATCCTGATGCTCCATCACACCATATCCACGAGAGCGATAGCTCTTAACCAGGTCACGGTTGGTCAACTCATACATGGTGTCCTGAGCTACCTTCCAACTTTCAGCTGCCTTGATGGCATTCTGAGAATATCCTTCTGCAACCATGTCTGTGTAGTTGAAGCTCTGCCCTTTTACGTTGTTCTGGCGGATAGCTTCGAACAAACGCTGTTGCTCCGTCTTATCTAACACCTTAACGCTACGAATGTAGTTTTCAGCAAGCTTGCCCATACGAGCTTCTGTCTGTGCAGCGCGAGCTGTACTAACTGTAGCCCCTTTAGTCAGACCGAAGTTAAGCATACTCTGTGGGTCAAGCATGTTAGAGGCCAGAGAGCCCTGAGCCCCTTTACCTGTTCCCTTCGCCCATTCATCCAGAATGTTGTTCTTAACGTCAAACGCTTCCCATCCCTCATCAGCCATATCCGCAATGTTGAATTTATGCGTATGGTTGATTTGAAGGAGGTAATCACCTTGCCCGAGAGAAGCTGCTTGCTCCATGCTAACAGGAACATACTCATCAGCCTGGCGAGCAAGAATCTGAATATTTCCTGGTTCAATTCCATATTTACGGAAAGCAAATTGAGCCTGTTCTACAGCATCAGCTGCATTAGCCCAACCAGAATCTGTAGGGCCGTAGACAGCTTTCAAGGAGAGTCCATCAGGAAGGTCTTCTACTGACATCATTTCCTTACGTGCTGCAAGTCCTGTTGTATTCTGGAAGTCATTTACAGCGTTACCGCGCAATACACGCTTCTCAGCAGGGGACAGGTATGAAGCCCCTGAGTTGTCTACAAAATCTAAGACTTCGGCATCGGGCATGAAACGGAAGTCACTATCTCGCTCTGCGTTATGCACCTTGCTCTGTACTCGTCCATCGACGGAGGAGATTTGTGGGGCGATGTCATGTGCAATAGCATCTTCACGAGCAGTACCATAAAGAGCCCCAGCCAAATCTCCCGATGTGTCGGCTTCGACCGCTTGATGCAGATTACGAGCCATCTGAGGATTGACATCTTTAATGGTTTCCATTGGTGCTGTAGGCTGTGTTTCAGACACAGTGAAGCGGCGCGACCATGAACGCTCTTCCGGGGTCATTCTTTCCCATTGACGAATTGGGTCAGATGGATTACCATTCTGGTCAAATGTGCCTGGGTTTCTCTGATTGCCTGTACGCCATTCGGTTTCTGGTGTAGGAGAACGGGGACCCCCTCGTGTGCCTGTGCTAGCTGCATCAGCTGCCGCTGCACCTCCTTTAGTGAACTTAGCCAGGAAGCCACCGATACCCACCACGTCCAACACGCCTACTAAGTTATCTACCGTCTCTTGGGTAACTGTGTAGCTGCCCTCATCCACAATGTCACGGAAAGCTGCTAAGTTGCCCTGGTCAGCTGCGCTTGGCATGAAAATGGTCTGTCCATCAGCGGACAGCATGTTCATGGTGTTTTCCATAACAGCCTGACGGTCTTCTAGCGGCAACCGGTTGAACTTGTCAGCCATAGCTGCTTTAGAAGAGCCTGGGAGGAAGAAGGAAGCAATGGTTCCCAGGGTGCTGTCGTTGAGAGAGGAGAATGCACGAGCCTGTTTAAAGCCCAGAGTGCCTGGGGTGAACATTTCAGCTGTATTCACCCATTCAGTTGCTGATGGGTTCTCACTTTCACGAAGTTTCATCTCATTGAAGAACTTCTGCTTCTCACGCTGATACGCAATAACATTGGTAATAGCAGCGGCTACAGTTCCTCGTAGTTGCCCCGACTCATCAGACTCGCCATCAATAGGCTGGGAAGCAGCGCGAGTAGCAACCATTGCTCGTGGGTCGAACAAAGTGTTCTGTGGGTTGCTGATGCTCTCTAGTGCTGCCCGTTTCCATTCATCTGGTTTAGTCGGGTCAGTGAGCAGGTCAGCAGCAGCTGTACGAAGGCCGGAGAGCGTCTCTCCCTGTGCGTTCGCTAACATAGTATCTGCTGTCTGACTCTGCCCCTGCCCATTCAGTTCATCAAAGCTCTGATTGAACACTTGTGGAATTTCATCAGGCTTTGGAGATAATAGAGCAGCATGAGCAGCAACGTTTCTGTTAGTGCCCATGCTGGTGACAGGAGAAACAGCCGCAGAATCCTCGTTAAAATCGTCTACTGAGTAAGAGGCTGTGCCCTGATTAAACAAATCAATCTGCGACATGTTATTCCTTATACGTAAGTGTCGTTTCTGGTAATTGGTGCCGGTTGGTTAGTATTAGTGGGGGCTGAATTAAATGCTGCGCCTGCCGCCCCTGCTAAGCTACCTACACTGCCAGCAATGCTGCCGTACATTCCCCAGGTCTGTCCCTGGCTCTGCGCGTTCAGGGCGCTCTGATTTGCGGCCCCAATGCCAGCAGCTGCTGTAGACTGAGCTGACATATTAGCTAAGTTAGAACCCACATTCGTGGAGAGCGCTGACAAACTTCCGAACTCACCAGAACTCATCGAGGCTCCTTGATTGCTTGCTCCTTGCTGAATCTGTGCCGCTGTTATTCGCTGCCTTCGAATCTGCTCCCTCCGAGCCTGCATCTCCTGATTCTTCTGCTGAGCTGCCGATGTATCTGCTGCATCTTTCTGTGCCCCAGCAGCCCTCTTTTGGGCTCGGTTCTGCTGCACAGCGCTGTATGTACTTGCTGCGGCTGCAATCGCTACAACCGCTAACACTGCTGCTTGTGGCATATCTATAAACCTCGTATTGAATACCTTCGCTAACAAAGCTTGTCAGGTATTCCCCTCCGAGCATGGCAGCGAATCTTCCTTTGATAAGATAGGCATAAACTTCCTCTTTGCCTTCTTTATAGAACCTGTTTAATAGATGGTGAAGCTCCTTCTTCACCTCTCTAATGGCGTTGGGCGTGTTCCTGTGGACAGTACAGTGCAGGTAGACTAAATCTCCCACCCATTCAATCTGGGAGGTGAATAGTGAGCACTGATGCGTTATCTCCTGCTTCCAGTAGATGTCAGACTGTTCCATTTATCCCACCTAGATAACTCCATCCTAAGAGATGGAAATCTTTACCTGGCTCGGTGCTAAATCTTAAACTAAGCACCCTGCCTCTCCCCCTAAGCTTATTCTTGGTGGTAACTACATATTCACCATCGTCAAAACCGGAGATTACGCTAGAAGGAATCCACAGCCTCTTATGCCGGTATGCTTGGAAGGTAGGGCCCCACTTGCCAGATTCTCCGCTATTTGTCCAGTTCCATTGACTTTGGGCCAAGATGGAGGCTTCATTAATTGGATTATAATTTGCATCAAATCCAGTTTCAGTTTTAACGCTGTACACTGTTAAATACTGCATCTGTTTCATCCTTTGGAAATCTCCCATTCCTGTCCACCCTGTCACTAAATAGGCAGCGGCATCCACACCTACACTATTAACAGAGTACCAGTCAAGGAATCTATTATCCCTGTAGTATGAGAAACTAAATCTAAATTTACCGGAATCTTCCCCTATAATGGTTAGATAGTACAACTCTGATAATGAAGAATCAGATACCACCTCTCTAACAGAAATGTTGTCCCCACTATTAGCTACTACATCATCCCCTAAATTAGTAACTACCTCTACACTTCCAGTGCTAATCTTGTAAGGAGGAACTCTTACAGAAGAAACAATCAAAGGATATTCATTTGAAGTTTTATTGATTTTAGCTGGGTAAAAAGCGCCTAAGCCAACATCTAAAATCAATTCTGTAGGAGAATCTGGAGCCTGGTAGTAGTTATTATATAACCATCTTACCTTTCTTGTATAGGAGTCGTATGCACCAAAGCACTTTGATTTTACCGTAGAAGGAATTGCATCATAGTACTTTTGAATACTTGATGTTGTTAAGTTTGAGGCTACCCAATCTCCATATTGGTTCTGGTTAACATGATAAATACCATCATCACTCCAGTACATCAACGTGTTGTCCAGTAAAACTACTGAACTAGGGGCCACTGTTCCGTGCTCGGTGACTTTAGTAACTACATAATCAGTAGCTTTAAACCCGTACCCGCTTCCCCCTGTTATCTTCCAAACCCCATTCTCCGCGACAGCCATCAGTGAGTCCCCTACGTTAACGAGCTTATTTATATTATAAGCTCCGTCTAGGCGTAAGAATCCCCCGTCCGTGTCCACAAGGTCTGGTGTCTCAGAGGAGGTAGGGTCCCCCTCTTGATAACATTTAAATACATCTGACGAACTTTGCACTAGCCTGCTAAAAAGTACGTAGGAGGTCATCCTTGGAGACTGGCTATCTCCACCCACCACCTGGGAGGAAAATCCCGCATAAAAAACTCTACCGGCGAAAGTGGCAACCACCGTAGCACCACCTTGAGCTCTATCTACTGGGAGCGTGTTGATTGGAAACGCAAGAGGGGGGTTCCTGGCGTATAGAGCTTGCACCTCTTGTAGCCTGGAGGCCCCTCTGTTTAAGGCGTCAATGATAAAATATCCAACGGGAGCTCTATTTGTGCCTAATGGGTTGTTAATCGCGTCTTCTGCAAAGAACCTTTTTGTGTTTCTGTCATCCGCATCGTTAGCATTAGCGTACAGGTTAGGGATTACGCTATCCGAGTTAGATGGAAATTTTCCGCCTGAAATAGAGAAGAAGTTCAGTATTGGGTCGTATGGGGTCTCGGCATTATCTCCTGTGCCCCTAAACCTTGGATAGGCAAAAGTCTGGTTTCTCAGATTGTAAATGTGCGAGTTAGTCTGTACTGAAGGCCTGACTGTAATGTTGTTCCCTTCTAATAGATTAACACCATTAACAATATCTTCAACCCCAAACAAATCCCTTATTAGCAATCTTCCTGAGCCCGGAATAACTGTGTTTCCATCATAATCATATGTTATAACCTCTCCATCACCAGATACAACTATCAAAATTCCGTCTACACTCGTAATTGACACCTTGGCATCAGACGAAGCTTGTAAATCATAAAAATACAGGAGGGAGCCGCTCAGTGGAAGAGAAGAGGCGTCCAGGAAACACAATCTGTTGCCAGTCTGTACAACTGCTATTTCTTTTTCTGTAAACCCACCGGGGCCTTTCCAGGAGAAAGAGGAGAAAGTAACTTGAGACGATACCGCTTGATTACTCTCCAAGGAAAGAGCACCCGCCTCTAAATCCATCCCTAATCGTCTTTTACGACTTCCATCCCTTTGTGGAATTAAATTTAGTTCATCTATTGACGCGTTATCAGGGAATGTCAGGGGGCTGGCTTCTGTAATCAACCCCTTAACAAACGCATTAATTTCAGCTACGGCTTGTTGTCTCGCCATCTTTAACACCCTTATAAGCTAGATATGCATCAATGGCATTCTTAGCGAAAGCCGTGGTGGTGTATGCCCCACCAAGCGCTTTAGGGAGGGCACCTTTACCAATAGTGTGGATGGTTAACAGCTGCACGCCGTCCCATCGTAAATCATAACCTTTGTATTCCATTAATCTTTATTCCATCTGTACTTAGAACCTTTACCGGAATTTCTTCCGTAATTAGGAGTGCGGGACCCTTTGTGAGCCCTCCACTGGTGTCCTGCGAGCCATCTGTTTTGTCGGGTGGCTTCCTGCTCAGCTTTTGGGTCAGCGGCCTGACGTAGCTTAACAGCAGCCTTAGCTTTGGCTTCTTCTGTGAGAAGGGTGAAGGCTTCTTCTGGCATAGCAGGAATAAAAGTATCTGTCATTTCCCAGGAAGGGGTGACAAATCCGAAAGCTTGAATCTTGCTGCTTTGGATTGTATCATCTACAAGTTTATCGTAGGAATCAAATATAATCACTTTGTCATCGAATGAAGTCCACACTGAGGGAGGAATGTCATTACGAATGAGCAGCTCTACGCCTGTTGGGTCCTGGATGACATCAACATAATCAGATTCTGTATTCAACCCATTCTGTCTACGCAGGAATTCATCTGGATATAAATAACGAATTGGTGTATAAATCTTCCTGTCCTGGTTCACCCTATGACTGTCGTAGTTAACGAATGAAAGTTCAGATAGGTTTTCGGGAAGAGTTACATGCGTGGGTAGAGAGTCATCGCCAGATGCAATCAAGTTCAGGAGTTGGCGATTACCTTTCCAATTGCGGATGTGCATTAAAGCGAAGTAGGTACTCTTGACAATCTGGGCTACTTGCTGACTCTCAACAGTATCGTCGATGGAGTTTACGTTGTCAGAGTCAAGGTCATTTAAAATATCTTGCGTAATCTCCAACAGGGTCATACGGGCCATTTGTATCCTCCAGAAACAAAAAAGGCCACCCGACCGACCATCTCATATTGACAGTTAGTGGGGCGGCCTTAGTTTGATTATGCTACTGTGATGTTGCCTACAACCTTCTGGTAGGTGATGACAATACGCTGACCTGCTGTTGCGCCTGTCACTACAGGAGCGCCGCCAGTGGTAACTGTCACTGGAGCAGCCCATGTTGCACCCTGAACAGCCGTACCACCAATCGTCACTGCTGTAACGTTAGACGGAGCATTCACATCAACTACAGCTGAACCAGCTGGAATCAGGAATGCACCACCCAGGTTGGTAGTAGCTGTGTCGTAGAACCAAACGTATTCGTTCAGAACACCTGAGCTAACGTCTGGGCCACGAGCACCTACGGCAGTACGAGGACCGTAGAAGTTGTTAACGCCTAAACCGGCGCTGTTTTCATATGGCATGATAGTATTCCTTAGTAGTTGACAGCAGAGGTGATGATGACACCCAGAGTGTCAAGACGCTGAGCACCCATGCCATAGCGGCAGGTGGTAACGAACTCGTTACGACGACGGTCCTTGTTACGCTCACCCTCTGTCTTAGGCATACGACGCCATGCAACCATGATTGGCTTAGTCTGGTCATCCAGAACACACATAGCAATGTTGGCTACGGCGTTGGTGATTGACGTGGTGCCATCAGAGAAGGTGCCACGAGGCAAGCGGTTGGAGGTGATGAGGTCGAAGCCAAACAACTGCATAACAAAGCGCTGACCAGATGCCAGGCCATCACGGAGGATGCGCTCACCGAATGGGGTAACATCGTGGGTGATGGTTACAAGGCCATTCAGGGTAGCTTCAACAACAGGGTCAACGATGAACACACGACCTTCTGCTGGAACGTTAGCCTTATCGAAAGCCAGGCGCATAGCAATCAGCTGAGACAAGCTGAATACACCGTTGGTTTCAGTAGAAGCGATACGATGAGCAAATCCGTTGATGGTGTTCGGGTTGGCATTAGTCTGAGCTGCGTTAGCGGTAGCCAGGAAAGTGGTTTCAAAAACTTCCTGAATAGCACGAGTGCCTTCGATAGCACGAGCAGACATCAGAGCATCAATCTGAGAACCATCTTCTTTCAGGTCATCAGTAACATACCATGCATCACCTTTGTACTGAGTGATGGTCAGAGTTACTTGGCCTGATTCGATTGGATTGTAAATCAGGGGAACATCTTCTGCTGCATCCTGAACGGTTACAGAGCCGATGGTTTTGATATGAAGAGTAGTACCAGAGCCAAAGTCTGATACGTTACGCCAGAACTGCTCACCGAGCAAACCGTCGTGGAGATTCATCAGAATGAACTGAGAATACTGTTCCGCCTCAATAAAGGCAGAGGTGTTAGTGGTTAACTGAGCCATTTAAAATCCTTATTCGGTAATATCATTTCGACGATAGACTTCGTTACGAATCTGGGCCATATACTCGATAATATCCTTTTGGCTAGCACCACCTCGAACCATTGACACGCTAGGCTGTTTAATACCTGGCTGTGCTTGATGTTCGGGAAGATTCACCGTGGACCGTACCGGGGCACCAGAAGGAGCTGGAGAAGCTTGGAACCATGTGAGGACAGCTTGAGGGGATGACGCGGCTAGTTGGTCTACCAGCTCCATTGACATACCAAGCTCTTTAGCTTTAGCACTCACTGCTTCCTGCGCTTTGTCTCCAAATTTAGAGACTAACGCGTTACGCACTAAACTGACGTTCTGTGCTGCAACAGTTTGTTTCTCACGCTGAGTGAGAGTACGCTGTAGAATCTCTTCTACAGTTGCTTCGTCCAAACCTTTAGGGGCCTCACTGGTGGGTGCAGGTTCCGGTGTTTGACGATTAGCGGTGAATCTAGCAATAACTTCCTCGACAGTTTCACGCTTTGACGCATCAGACTGTAACGCAGCAAGCTGTGCCTTCAACCGTTCGTTTTCATCTTTAAGTTGAGGAATGAACGCTTGTGACGCTTCTAACGCACCAATAGCTTTTTCGAGGGAATCATACTTAGGTTCACCTTTTTCGTTCTTGATATTAAATAGCTTGGTAGCTACTGTATCAATAGAACTGTGTTCAGAAGCAGGTTGGGTAACTTGTTCCTGAGAGAATAAAGAATCACTTGACATATTCGAATATTTCCTGTTATTATCTTCTTAAGGGTATAAGAAGAAGGATAGAATAACTTAATAATAATTACCCCTATAATTATATAGGAGCCGGTTTTTGGAAAAAAGTAACGCTTTTTCTTAAACTATTTTTAACTATTTTTCTTATCATCTGCTAAGAGACTGATTACTTTGGCTATTGCTCTAGCGTAACCAATAGCGTCAGCTTGCTTGTATGCCCACGCTGCGTTATCATAATCATCTGCTTTCAGGCGTGCTTTTGTTTCAATATCGTACAATTCTTCTAAAACTTTAACAAGTCTAGCACGAATTAGGCCAGAAGCGGCATAAGCCGCCTCCAGGTCCTTTAGTTGGTCGGACCCCTTACGGAGCCCCTTAGTCCAAGCTGTATTCACTGTTGCTCTCCTGTGGGAACACCCATAGCACCTACGCTCTGTTCAACCTGCAAGTCTTCCTGAGCCTGATTGGTTTGACGAGCTGTTTCCTGCTGTTCACTCACCGCCACGTTAGGCTGGAAGATGTTATAAGCTTTAAGGCCTGTTACGTCCTCAATGAAACCTGTCAGGTTAATTGCGGAAGTATGTGGAGCAATCATCTGAACCACCTGTGGATTTGCAAATACTCCCATCAGGTTTTGCAAGTCCTGCGCTTGTTTAGCGAAGTGGCGAGCTCCTACAGGACGAATGCGACCATTGGCTGTGATGTCTTGCTTGGTAATCTCCTGGAACAGCTGAGCCCCAAGCTCTTCGTTGAACACGCGAATAACATCCATACCATCCATGTTACGGCGAGAAGTTTCAAGCATTGAGTTTAAGACAGGTTCTACCAGCTCAATCTCAAAGTTCGTAATCTTCTCCTGGAAGATGCGACCACCAGCATTCTGGAGCTGCTGCACTTCAAACGCTGTCTTCTCACCTGGTGAGCGAATTCCCATAGCTTCACGGGGAGCACCTGCATACATCTCCATTCGCTGCTCAAGCATTGAAATCTCATTGTTAGCAGATACAACACCATTCAGGTTTTTACCCAGCTCTGTTACAGCAGATTGTCCCACATCATCAACATAGATGCGTCCACCAGGCTCGTAGTCGAAATCTTCCACATCTCCTTGGATAACCAGCATAGGATGAACAGCCAGGTCCATAGCATCTGCTTTGAGGTTTTCCAGGTGGTCAATACGATACTGCATACCTACGAGGTTGTCAAGAGGACCCATTGCCCAGAGATTGTCTGTGCGGAAGCGCCAGCCTACATGGAAGAATGGGGAAGTGCCGAACCAATTTGGAATAGGCTCATCCATCAGAATGCAACGACGGTCTACAACAACCATGTGTATGTTCTCTTTGAGCGTCATGGTGTTTACATCGAAGTAGTCACCATAAAACTCTAACACTTCCACATAGTCTGACATGTAATAATCATACATATTGCCAAACCCGTCAACCTGGAATCCTTCGTATTTATCGAAATCTTCCACGCTGTACCCGCCCATAATCCCACGATATTTCTGGCGGTCTTCGAGCACCTTCATCCAGTATTGCTGGTCAGGTGAACTCTTAGCAAGTTTGGCCAAGTCCCCAAGGGTACGAACAGAGCGTACAATCTTAAAGCTTTCTTCGAAAGAAGAGGCCAAGGGATTGAACACAATGTCCATAGGGCTTACTCGGTACACGCGGGGCCCTACATATTCAGGAATCAAATCACCATTAAGCTCATGGCTGTTTGCTTCATACGTCACTGTAGCAATGGCATTGCCATAGTCGATGTAGTCATACAGCAACTTGCTCATCTCTGTCTGAAAATGTCCCATACGGGTTTTGTTATCCAGATAGGCCTGAATGGCGTCAGCCTTAGCTTTAGTTGCACTGTCCTGGTCAGAAGCCTCCCAACGCATCCAGGAGTCATTAGGGAACAATGCTGAGATGTAGTTGGAATGTAGGTTATCTCGAATCTGACACAGCTTAGGAATGGTTGTAGAGTTCTTCCAGGGCAATGCCTGATTACTAGTAGTAGAGGTGTCAGTGGCAAAGATATAATTGCGGAGTTCCTTCCACTCATCAATTTTACCACGGCGTTGCATATTGAATGTGTCCCATAGATTCACAATCCAAGCGGATTCATTATCAGGACGGAAGATATTCGTAATTGAGGCTACTTTGTTTGCCATGTATTAAAATCCTTAATCAGCGGCTCGCTATGCCTCCGAACCTGCTATGGGTGGGTAATCTACGTTTCTGTTGGAAAAACTCGCCAGAACGCTTCTGAGACGGTTTTACAGCTATTGCTACAGCAGAGGCTAAACTATCCTTGACATCATCATGAGCTGGACGGGCTTGCATGAGCTCTTCTTCAAGAACCATCGTGTATCCGCCTTCGTAGTGCCACATCTGCAAATTCTCATAGCGGGGCTCTAATGCGGCTGCAATACGCTCTTCCTTGGAACCTTCGTGACGGCTAGGGCGATATTCATCAACTGAGACAGTCATGCCTTCTTTCTTGATGTATTCCTTGATGTCGTTTACAATGATTTGCTGGGCGACTGTAACTTCTGCTCGGAGCTTCCTGAAGTGCCATCTGGAATGGAGTGCTGCAATGTGCTTGAAGTATTCAAGAGTTCTGTCAGTTTTAAATCTGTCAATGTCGAGCACGTAAATGTTTGAATCAGAATCAATCCCAATGACAACGATGGAGGTGAAGTCAGCTGATTTGGAAAGGCTGAATGCGAAGTCCACAGCAGCGTACACGTTAAGTCGTCTGTCTTTATAATACCACTGTCCATCGAATGACAGGTGTTTGGGGTCAAAATACTGGAAGCGGTCTTGAGAAATCCTCGCAGAGCCTGGGTCATTCGGGTCATTGTAATACTGTGCATGGAATTGTACCTTGTCAATATACTCAGCTCTAATGCGTGCTAAGACGCCCAAATCAAATCCGAATGCTTTACCATCACCACGTACAGTTCTGGGCCACGTAAAGCGCCCATCGACTTCTACGGCATATTCACGAATGTCCCACACAGGTTTGTGGTCCATCAACGCACCATCTGCATCGTACAGCTCGTATGTCTGTTTCTTCCAGGTAGCGTAGATGTCATTTGGGTGATAACGTGTTCCGCAAGCTAAGGTGAATCCACCGGCATTTCGAATAGAGGTAAACTGAGAGGCTTTCTTGCTAACCTCATCACGACCTCTGTCTGTGTACGCGTTTTCAGGAACTACTAAGTCATCTGACACAATTACATCAGCGTGCCAGCCTGTGGTGTTCGTTGTCAAGCCTGCCGTAGCGATTGTAGCATCACGTACACCTTCCTGCTTGCGCTTAGGGTGGTCAATGTGAATCTTAGCCTCTGACCACTTCTCACGTTTTCCTTCCTGTGGATGGATGTATTCGGGGAAGTAACGCTGGAATACGCTACTCTCCAGGATGTTCTTAATCGCGTTAAGCTGAATCAAAGCAAGTTCAGCGGTTGCAGATACATAGAAAATGGTAATCTCTGGATGGCGAGCAATCATCCATGCGCACCAGGTAGCAACCATGTGACTCTTCAAGTGAGCACGAGGAAGCATAATAAGTTTGTTACTAGACAGTTCTTCCTTCATTCCATAGAGATTGTATTCCTGAATCCACTTATAGAACTCTCTATGCACTTCCCCGTACACATATCCGGGGTTAACTAGTCTGGCAAATGTGTACAGGTCATTAAGAACCAGCTCCCTGGCATCCTTAGCGGCCTGGGGCATCCTCTCAAGTTGTTGGTAGGCGTCCTTCAGCCACTGTTCCATTATAAGCCCTCAATACGTTTTAAATCGTCGCTATAGAAACCCTGGAGGTCAGCTTGCATCTTAGTTTCTCGTTCAACCTCAGCCTTGCTAGGACGACCTGCTTGCCTTTTATCCCAGCCCTTCTCGGCTAACCAGCGGGAGGCGCTGATACCTTTCTCCAGATTAGACCTTTTTTGTATTTCCATAATTGCTTTTGAACGCAGCTTCAACTCAAGCTCATAACGCCATTTCTCAATGTGCTCTGCCACTTGTTTATTTTCACACAATCTACGCCATTGGTCCCATCCCAAAAGATGCTCTGTGGCGAATAAATATTCACCTACATCCTCCATATCTAAATACAATCGTTTAAGGGAAGGAAAAACCTTCCCCTTGTATTCATAGTCCTCATCCTTGAGGGTGTAAACGGCATAGTCTGTGTATCCAATCTCTAAAAATAAACTCTGTGTTAGAGGAATACCATTAGTTGATTTCAACAAAGACTTGTCTATTAACATTTTAAACCTTTATACTGGAGTTTGATTTAAATTTGATTGACTGTTATTCCTGGCAGTAAAGTGATTGCTTGCCTGAACACAGCGATAGGTAGTACTCAGAGAAGTGTTTGTTCTTCTAACCGCCATAGTGCCACCTGTTGCTCCTATGTTGATATTAACGTAAGATGGAGTGGCTCCAATATCTTCGAAAACTACATAAGTTGCAAAGGTATTACTTACGACCGTAAATTTACCACCAGTGTTTACATAATTGTATTGGGCATCTGTAATAGGCGCGGTTACTGTGGTTGAACCATTGATTCCTTTTACATTAACCCTGAATACATATGAACCTGGTGTACCAGAAAAATCAGCAATCAAATAAGTATTTCTAGTTGGTTTATACTTCATCACAACTGAGAAATTACTGAGAGGACTCACAAAATCAAATGTAGCAGATTGCGTTATTTCTCCTAAACCACATTGATAATAATCTGGGACTTCATCATTATAAGACCTGCCATTTAGACTCAAAGCAGCCGGGTAATAGATTGGAAGGGATTGCCCATCCAATGCCATGACATCAGTTCCATTAACAAAGCTAGTTATTCCAGCCAAATTAACACGACTAAATCCTAAAGATTCTGCTGAACTGAAGTATAACATTGGAAGAGCTGCATACGTAGACGCGTTAGCATGAATAACCTCAAATATATTCAAACCCCTTTTCAACCTAGCAATATGAACACTTCTGTAGTCATACCCTGAAGTTCCTGTGACTGGCTCTATCTCTGTACCAATAGATGCAATGCAAGAAGGGTCTGTTGCCGCGTCAGAACGTATCTGATGAGAGAGTCTACAGATGATGGATTTGGTAGTACCTCCAGGGTAGATGCTTGGAGTAATGTAAAATGAAGTTAAGTCAACTTCTTGGTCTGCATCACACCAAATCATATACCGGATGTAAACAGCGGTATTGAGTGCTGAATAGGGCCACCATACATACCTAGCAATCATACTATTGGTGTCCGCATCAGAAGTTCCTGGTATGCTTTCTGGACCGCTAGTAGAACTAATTGGGCTGCCGATATTACCAGTTGAGGTTTCAACCATGAATTTATCATGAGTAACTGGCAAAAACTTAGTATTAGGTTTTGCATGGATAAATCTTTGAGGGGAGAATAGATAGGCACAATAGGTGCCCATTCTGTAATGGGTAGCTTGTGCTGGATGGGTTACATCCCACTGTCCACCCCTCAAAGAAATAGCATCTCCGCCATTTCCTCCAACACCTAGATTATCTAGGCTGTCGTCAATCGCATAAGAAACATCTAGGTACTCCACCTTTGGATATTTATCATGCAGGGCAGCTTTAACGCTTTGCTCTACTTCCATCCTGCCTATATGGCCCATAGGAATACCAACTACTGCTACAGTAGCACCATATCCCCAGCACTTCCTGATAAACGCATCATATAAATCAATTAATGTTTCTTGTGAGAAAGACTGAATTGCATCATTCTCGCCCATAGAAATCATAACCACATTGGGCATTTTATTTTCATATGCGCTGTTCTGAAAAAATCCATAATCGAGATTTCGATAAGCCCAGCCATCTAAAAACCCAGCACCAACATGAGCCGCGTTATACCCTTTAATATTATTAAATTTATTCACGTAGCCAAAATGAGAAATACCTAGAGTTTCAATAAACCAACGAAACCAGCTGTTGTTTCCTCCATTTAACATATGATTATAGTTAGTGCTGTTTAAATTGTTTGTAGGGACATCATATGGATTTTCATAATAGCCATTAGTATTTAAGCCATCAGTGATGCTATCCCCGATAATACCAATAGACACATTTGTTTTTCTGAACGCGGCTGAGTTGACACGCATCTTTGGTGTGTCTTGAGGACCTTTCATAGATAGAGCTACATCAAAGACCTGCTCATTCCCCCAGGGGTCTCTTGAAAGAATCTTTCCCTCCCCCGTAAACTTACGGACATCATCAGTGGGAAGGAAGTTACAACGAATAGTGGTATTTAGCGGAATAAAGATTTTACCTGGGAAGGCATAAGCAGCCACTCTATTATCTGTTGTAGTGTCAACTGACATTCCTGGAACAACATAAACAGATGTTCCAATATTTAGCTCTTGACGTAATGCCGCATCCCCCACTACTACAAATTTTCCTTTATCTACTTCCCAGCTAGTGGAATTAGTTCCTGTTGTAGAGAAAGGAATTGACGCTGAAAGAGAGGGGGCATAGAAATAACCATTATAACTAATTATCTGAGAGCGACTAGTGAATGTATAAGGTCCAGCTGTATAGTCTCCCAGAAGGGTGTAACCCCCTTGCAGCAGTGTTCCAATCAAAGTGATTAAGTTGGAATATTTATTTCCCGCATCTACCGCGATAGCGCCAATTGCATCTGCATACCCTTTATTAACAGCTTCTGAGAATGCAAGGGGGGTTTTCACTCCTGTAACAGTTTGACCATTAACATTCATTGTTCCTGTCAGGGTGTCCCCAGAAACATTGTAATAGCGGGAATCTGCCACCCCTACAGTTAGTAAGCTGCCTGGGTTGTTTAAATCTACATCCACATTAAGAATGGAATTTCCATTCATATCCAAATCTCTGTTCATCATGGCTTCACCAGCCACGCTCCCTTCTCTCCAGAGAATGTTGTTATTTAATGCAGTTTGTAAGCTTTGAAAATTTGTATTTATAGCAGAGAGGTTGTATCCAGAGGACACTGTCTGCAATGTAATAGACATTTCTATTGTTCCTTATAACATCTATGCGTTGGAAAGGACAAGGCCTTTTAGCCCTCTCCGTGTTCCCCAGACTATGGGACATTTCATTTAGAAAATATTGAGTGGCTGACTATACGTAATTTTTGTAAGATTTCTGGGAGGGGCTATGCACCAATACCACAATCCCCCTACACCCCTTTGTACCCCTAGCAAGACATTGTTCGGGAAAATAAGAGGGAATGTTTATTGTGAGGAGGGAGGTACATTAACCTTCTCCCGTACATTCCAACCATCCATCTCTCATCATCTCCTTTATATACATGCACATACATCATCTATATTAACGCACTACGTGCACAACGTATTAGGTGTTGTCTTTACCTGCGTTGCAACTCCGTTGCGTTATGTTATACTGTGTCCTGTACGTAGCGTTGCGCGGAGGACATACTGCGAACGCTGAAGCGATGACCTGATAGAAGGAGGTGTAGTGACTAATAATCCAGAAGATACGGAGTATCTGCTAAGCTTGGATGCAATAGAGATGAGAACTAGAAGTATTGAGTTCTCACCTATAATGAAGAAGGTGTATATAGCATGCGTTGAGTGGAGGGGTAATACGCTCAGGCATGCAACCAGCGGACAGATAGCAGAGCTGGCTGGTGTGTCGATGTATGATGCACAAGATACACTGAAGAAGTTAGGTAAGTTGTGCATGCTTGATTACGACGAACCTAGACGCAAGGTAAGATGGACTCGTTCTCCTACTACTTACTTAGCGTGGCTGGATAAGATAAGAAGTTATTAATCAGTAGTTGACACACGGATGTGTCTTTGCTAGATTGAATACCAAGCCAAGCATCAAGCCAAACAGTCATAGATAAAGACGTTAAAACTCAAGCAGGCAAAATGCTATCACGAACGCCTTAGCGTAATACGCAAGCTAAGTGAGCTGGCAAGTAAGTAGTAAGAAATAGATGTTCAGAAATAGTTTGACAAGCAGTAAGCAACACAGTAGTATGGCGACATACACCAGAGGTTCCGATGCCTCGCTAAGGCCAGCTAGCTAGAATAGTTAGCACATCGAGATAGTCTGACAGTGAGACGATAACTGTAGCTGGGTGACGGAAAGACGGCCTCTTGTGGTACGAAGATAGTCACGATAAATAGAATTATTAACAGAGCATCACTTAGTATGTGGTGCTTGATTAATAACTCTAAGGAGAACTAGAATGTCTACAATGATTGATGGGGATGCTAGATGGCGTAACGCTAATAGAAGGCGTTGGCATAAAGAGCTAGCTCAGCAAGAGAAGATAATCAATATGTGGGGCAACAAGCAAGATGCTACAGACAAACAGAAACATGCTGTGTTAGTAGCATCAGGCAAGAGGGTTATCCTGTTAGCACACATTAAATATTCATAACGAACACAGAAGGAAAGCCATCATGTCAACATACAACGGTCATAAAAACTGGAATCATTGGAACGTGTCATTGTGGATTAGTAATGACGAGCGTTTATATCGTCAAGCACAGGCAGCTAAGCTGTCCACTGGTACACTGAGTGATGCAGCACAGCTGATGATGCATGCCCTTCCTGATAAGACACCAGATGGGGCTCCTTACACTAAATCAAGCGTAAGAGCTGCGTTAGCTAACATATAGAATACACCTAATGCTCATCTACATGGTGGGCATCATGATGTGTTCTACATCATTCTCTGCTCATCTCGTAGCGTCTAGCTACACAGCTTAACCAAAGGTTGTACAGCACAGCCTTTCATTAAGTCGTGTCACTAATCAATGGGGTGTTTAAATGAAAGAGTTCTATGTAAATGTTCCTGCTTGGGTTATGCCGTTAATCATCTCAGGTTACAACGAGAAAGAGGCTCGCCAAAACTTCCGCATTAAGCATGGATTTGCAAGGTTGCCGAAAGGAACTAAAGTATTCGAGAGGATTGTTAAATGAAATACACTCTTCTTGTTCCTCTGATGGCAATTAATATCCTCTGTTACTTCTTGCCATTCATTCTCGCATGGTGTGTAATCCGTAACATCATCACTGTATTCTCAGGAGCGTAACAAAATGCTATCATCAACGCGTAAACGTCATCAAATGCTCAACGCTGTAACAATGCGCCCTATTATGTTGGCGTATGACTTATCAACCATCACTGTAGAAGAGATGGAGGCACTAGCCTATCAAGGCTTTGCCTATGCCTCCTGTGCTGACCGTTGCATTGCCGTACTCACTACTACGAGGCCTGATGAAGATGTCAAACACTAAGTGGAAACTTGTGGCTATGCCAGAAGATATGCAACGTGAGGGCTGGACAGAAGGAACTGTTTACGCAGTCAGCCTGCGTGGAAAACTTTTGGACGATGACGGATGCATTCGATTAAGTCCAGCACAGTACAATAGATACTATGGATATGATGTGTTTAAGTCCATTCCCAAGCAGATGGAGAATAAATAACATGTCAAACTTTAACCTAAAGCTGTGTATCTGCTGCAATCGACCGCGTTCAATCTCTCATAAGAGACTTGTTATATGCATCTATTGCTATAACAAGTTGAGGTGACATGTTATGTCAAACATTAAAGCCTTCCTGCGTATGCCCATCAATCGTTGGGAATACATGCTTCTCATCGCTATTGCTGTGCACTTAGTCTGTGTATGGCTCAACTAATTCAAAAGGAAATGCTATCATGCCACGCTGCAAACCAACATATAAATGGCCTTTCACTGAGGGAGCCCCTCTTGATGCTGAGAAGAACACACATCAAATGAAAGGCAAAGAGAAAGGCAAGAAATATAAGACAGACACTCCTCCGCGCTCTGTAACAGCCGTTGGGCGTATTGAATCACAGCTCAATGATTCACGTTACAAGCTCCATTACACCGTGGAGAAAGCGTTAGGAGAGGCTTTACGGAGGCTTGAATGCTAACCACTGACATCCCATTAGATACATTCTGGACAAAGCTGTGCAGCAAGGGACAGAATGCCGATAAAGATTTCACTCTGAAGAAAATGAAACTCACGGAGTTGGTTGAATTGATTGGCGATGGCAAGTGTGCATACACAGGTAAGGAATTTGAAACGCTTCAAGACATCACGTTTGAGCGTGTTAATCCGAAACTGGGGTATGTGTCAGGCAATGTGCTTCTTGTTAACCGCAACAGCAACCAACAGAAAGCACAGCTAGACGCTTTCATGCATAGAACATTCATCCCTGACGCAATGAAGATTAAGCTGTTGCGTAAGGCTATCTACCAACTGGAGAAAGCGAATGGAAAGAACACTGAAACATCCTGAACGCGGTGTTAACAAGATAAGCAGAGAGGGTGATGTAGTAGCTGTGTATGGCCCTAGCAGTGAAGTGTTAGATGCGAAAGTGTTTCGTACCGAGCTAACAGCTAAGAGCTATGAGACATTCCTCTTGCATTATCATGCTGACTTAGGCTACAAGCCATATGGATAAATCATACATTGAGAAGGTTAAGAAAAAGCTTGTCCTGCCTTGTAAAGACCACGGGCAAAAGGGGGACAAGTTCGGTTATGGAAAGATTACCAACCCGTTAACCCACAAGAAAATGTATTATCACCGCTCCGTCTACATGGAGGCTAACTTTATTCCACCTGAAAACATGAAGGGTAAAGTTGTGATGCACTTGTGTGACAACCCAAGGTGCATAGAACCTACCCATCTACAGCTAGCCACCCACTGGGACAACACTCAGGATATGATGAAGAAAGGTAGACATAGGCTTTATTAATCTCTGTCTCAATTCTCACATTCGTTCCGGAGACATCTATTTATTCTCTTGTATTATATATTGTCTTATAATAATATAGGAGCCGTTTTTTAGAGAAAGGTAACGAAAATAAATTAAATATATTTAGTTACCTTAATAAGTATCTGATAAATAAGGAATCAACATGAATAGTAAACACCTCAAGCTTCTGCGTAAAGCGTTACAATTTCACCCATCCCAGCCGCGTGACTACGTCACTAAGACAGTGAAAACTGTTGCTGTAGACACTGGTAAGCTGGATGACAAAGGAAATGCTATCATGCGTTTTGAACAACGCGTTAATGTGCAAGCTACTGGCTTGCGTAAATCATATCAACAGGCGAAGCAACACATTGCTAAGGGGGTTTTGTGAAGATTATAAACAACCATAAAAGAGGTTTGGTTTATTTTAAAGACACGGTTGTTGGAGAGGTTTACCGATTCGGTAGTGCTTTCCACTTGATATGCGAACAAGAGGCCGGTTTTAAAAGGGCGGTTAACCTAAAAAATGGGCAGATTTTATCCTTTCAACCCACCACGCCGCTTCAAGAAGTAGAAGCAACTCTAAACATAGAGGAATAACATGAACACAGGCATCCTGATTGTTAATCTAATTCTCAATAGCCTCATTGTTAATGGGCAGGATGCCTGCATTGTCAACGTAAACACTGGTCAGGAGTGGATTGTTAACCAACCAACAATCAACAATTGCTCAGACATTGCTAAGACGGTGATGGAAATGGCTAAGCGAGACTATCCGGGAGCGGCTATAACTCTTACGATTAACGGAGTAAACTTAAATGAGATTTAAACTATGAATGAAAGCGAGTTAGGCCCATTTGCTTGGGGTGTTATTACCGGGGTTTTTATAGAGGCTGTGGTCGTCCTGATTGCGCTCACTCTTTAAAAACACTACGCTCACTATTAATGGCAACGAACTGAATAGGATTTAGTATGAACGACCTTCTGGAGAAACAAGTGCTGGACATGATGCAATCAATCAGCAAGCTGGAGAGCATTAAGAAGGAGATGAAAGACCCTCTTATCCAGCTTGTAGAGGCGTATATGCGTATGTCTTATCACATCGGAACTAAGACACCCTCTTAAGCGCCCTGTAACGCATCAGGAAGGGAGATTGCTATAGCAGGTATGGAAACGTATTGCCTGCTATGTTGAACGTCCTACAACGTCATATAGAGAGGGTTTATGAAATGATTAAAGTTGGCAGTAAGGTTAAAGTTCTGGATAGTGAAAAGAACAGATATAACCCAGCTTATGCGCCGTTCATAGGCCGGGTGCTAACTGTGTCACAGTCCGAAAAAGGCAAAGAAAACCTTCTGTTCTTTTTGGAGGAAGTAGAGGCAATGTTTTCTTGGCGTGTAAAAGAAATTAAACTACAAATGGAGAACAAGTAAATGCAATTTCGTAAACTGAATGTTAAAGCGCTGGAGATTGGTAAAATCTACGTAGCGTATTCAGCTAAGAACAAGCTGTTGTCTAAAAACGGTAACAAAGGTGTGCTGGTTAAGCTGGTGGAAAGCTTTGGCAATGGCGCATCAATTAAAGTGCAGCTGCTTGGCACCCAAACAACCACTAACATCTTACAGCTGGACACACGAGACAATGCCTGGGTGTATGACCCATCAGGTAGCGACATGCAAGTGTGTGCTAAACCAGCTAACAAGGCAGCATTCCCCGGCTTCTCTCCTCGCATGGAGCGTGAGGGATGGGAAGGCAAACCTTTCATCTTCCGTGAGGATGAACTGTATGAGCTGACAAAGGATGATGTCGAGGAGCACGCTGGCAAGCTTACGCTGCGTCATGAAGGAGATACTATTGACCCGGAAGAAGATGCTCCTTACGTTAACATCTTCTTAGCCTCTGACATCTACCCCGTTGAACCTCCAGAATGGCGCATTCCACGAGCACAGCGTATGGGCGTTGGTGCTGTGGAGATTGCCTTGCCCCCAAAGCGTGCAAGCGCTGAGGATGAACAGGTAATTGCCTTGTTGTCTGATGCGCTCACTCTCCTGAAAGCTGAATGTGGTGAGGGCAAGACAGCCTGCTACAACGTGACAGATGATAAGGGCAAGGTTGTATATCGTGACTACCACGCAGCCTGTCATGCTGGCTTACAGCGAACAGGCGGTAAGCAAGCAGCATACATCCTGACAGCTGTTAAGGCACCACGCCCTAAAGAGGGGCTCACTTCTGAAATCCTCACAGCGTTCATCAACTATCTGACAGGATACAGCCCATTTGCTGATGCCTTCGTTGTAAAGGATGCTGAGTGGATTAGGGCTAATGGCTACATCCTGACAGCTAACGTCAGCGCACAGATGGTTGCTGGTGCTTGCATTGCTACACGTCAGTGTTGGGAATACCCCCACATGATTGCAGCGTGGTATGGCCTGATGGAGCAGGGACTGGACGCTAACACAGCGTTCCTGTTTGGCTGCCGTGCCTCTCTTAACAATGGCAAATGGAAGTTTGCTCAGGCTGGCACAGGGCACACAGTGTTCCGCATTGACCAGATGCCAGAGAAAGCTATCATCAATTTCATTGACGGCAAGCCAGTTAAGCAGAATGATAAGCCGTATAGCCAGAAGACAGACTATTATGGCGTCAACAATCTGTGGGGAGAATGCACTGACATGGCCCCTGTAGTTGAAAAGCTGGGCGCTATTGGTGGTGGTAAGAAGGCATGGGGAGCAGCTGGTGTTTCATTTGATGATGCAATGGAACAAGCTGCTGATATTATTGAAGATTGGCAGAAGGCGGCTGGTGTATGAAGTTCAAGCTTTGGAGTTACTACTTACGCAAGGGTACTTACAAGCATCCGGAGTCAAAGGTTAGATGTGTGGGTTCATACGATAACGCCTATGTATTCCAGTTTGAAAGCAAGCAAGTTATGTTTGTTAGTAAAGACCATCAGGAAGAGATGTCTCTATATTCACCTCTCCCTAAACTTAAACACATGGTGAACAAATGAAAAAGGTTTATATTGTAGGTGGTGGCTTTTCTTACGCTCGTATGTTCCAGGCAGCGGGTTATGAGCTGGTAGATAGCGCTGAGAAGGCAGACATCATTCAGTTTACGGGAGGTTCTGATGTCTCTCCTCAGCTGTATGGAGAGCATCAGCATGAGACAACATGGAGCAGCAAGGCACGAGATGCCGAAGAGCTGGCTGTATTTAACGCCTGTAAAGAGCGTGGTCAATTTATGGCTGGCATCTGTCGTGGCGGTCAGTTCCTGAATGTGATGAATGGTGGCAAGATGTATCAGGACGTGTACAACCACGCCATTCCAGGCACCCACCCTGTAGTAGATTTAGAAACAGGAAATGAATTCCCCTGCACCTCTACACATCACCAGATGATGCGTATTGGTAAGAAGGGGAAGCTGTTAGCTCAGAGCAGTGAGATGCGTAGCACCATCAAGCTTCATATGTCAGAGATTGGCAAGAAGCGTGGCTTGTTGGTGGCTAAGAATGATGAGGTGGAAGTGGAAAGTGTCTACTATCCAGAGACACGCAGCTTCTGCTTCCAGCCTCATCCAGAGATGGTTGGTAAAGAACATCCATGCCAACAATGGTATCTGTCTAAACTGGAGAGCTTATTGAATGGCCAAGTTTAAGGTAGGGGATAGAGTTGTAATCACAAATGAAGGTGGTGGAGAAATTATTATGCACTACCATCCAATTAAGACTCGCTGCCTTATTCTGGAGGACAGAGGAGATGGAGTATTCCGATTGCAGGTTGAGGGCGGCACAAGAAAACAGTATGTAGATGCCAGATGTTTCCGACATTTATCTAAAACCTCATTCACAAATAAATAAAGAGGCCATTGTGACCGAACCAACCAAGCCTCTCATTCGTGAGTGGATTAAGTTTCATGAGAAAGCAATTGAACGTTTAAATAAATTATTGGAGGTGTAATTTGTGTGGAATGGTGGGCTTTGCAGGAAAGATTGGGGTTAACGAAGAGAAAGCGTTTAAGACTATGTTGTTCTTAGATGAGCTTCGTGGCAAACATTCAACAGGTGTAGCCTTCATGCAAGGCTTCAATGAAAAACCAGAATTTAAAGTGGTTAAAGAGGCTGTCCGTGGGGCAGAGTTTGTAGAAAAGAAGGAGTTTACACAGGCCCTGGCTCGTAAGAGCTATGTGCTGATTGGTCACAATCGCTGGGCTACACAGGGCGCAATCAACGCTGAGAACGCCCATCCATTTGAGTTTGATAACATCATTGGGGCTCATAACGGCTCCCTTAAATGGGGCTGGAAAGAAGCCTTCCATGATTCCTTTAAGCGTGAGGTGGACAGCGAAGCATTGTACGCTGAGCTAAACCACAGCAACACACAGGCTATGTGGGAGAAGCTTAATGGGGCTGCTGCCCTGACATGGCTGGACAAGCGAGACAACACTGTCCATTTCCTGCGTAATAAGGAACGTCCTCTGTTCTGGGCTACGGCTAACAAAGGAGAGACGTTAGTGTGGGCCTCTGAGCCTTGGATGATTCATGTAGGCTGTGGGCGTGAGGGCGTGGAGCTTGATAAAAACCCTGTAGAAGTGGCTGTAGACACGGAGTATGTCTTCGATGTCAAGATGAAGTGGGGGCATAAGCTTAGTGTTGTGCGAAACCCTGTGGTGGCATACGTTGCCCCAAAGTGGGAGCCGCCAAAACGTTCCTACAACGCCTCTTCGGATATTGATGATTATCACGGCAAGCGTTGGTTAGAGGCGGAGGGAGTGAAGGAAGGGGACGTAGTGGAGTTTATTGTCACTCGGGTTCACGACTATGTGGAGACAAGCACAGGGGCACAGAAAGCACGGCTCACCTGCGAGACATTGAAAGGCACTCCGTTGTTCATTTACAACATTGACTCCCTTGCTAATGAGCAATTGCTGGATGAGATGTGGAACCTTGACCATTGTGTATTCTCTGCTAAGCTGAAACATTCAAGCTATAGCGGATTCATCTGCACAATTGATACGGTGCTCAACACTTATTTCTCTCTTGAAGATATTGCTGAGGCTGAGAGAGCTGACGCTGTTGAAGAGGAAGAACGTAAGAAGCTGAGTGAAGAGATTAAGTTGTTAGCTGCTAGTCTGGGAGAGGACGATGGGAAAGCCAAGTTACACTAAAATACGAGAGGGATGCAGTGTAAGAGTAGTGGATAGTGCAGCCAACAGACATTCGCAATATGCCCCTCTTATTGGCAACTGTTATAAAGTTAAGGCTTTTGATATCACAGATGTTGTTGAGGAGGATACCTTGGTTTGGTGTGAAGGGCTTGATGGAATGTTTGCGCATAGGTTTGAAGTATTGGGGCCTAAATCTTTTGTAAACAAATAGCAAAATGCTATCATAAACAATCATTTAAAACGTAGGAGTGTACACGATGAAAACTAAATATCTGTTAGGTGCAGACCCAGAGGTGTTCGTAGGACAGAATGGCGTGCCTGTTAGTGCCTTCGGTTTGATTGAAGGTGATAAGAAAAATCCACAGAAGGTAGCTGGTGGGGCTGTTCAGGTGGATGGTATGGCTCTTGAGTTCAACATTGACGCCGTAAGCAACGAAGCGGATTGGATGAAGAACATCAATGGCGTGTTAGCCATCCTTGCAGCAATGGTGCCACAGCATCAGCTTCTTCCACAGCCTGTGGCTGAATTCGGCCTGGAATACATTCGCGCCCAGCCAGAGAAAGCTAAAGAGCTTGGCTGCGAGCCAGATTGGGATGCTTACACAGTGGCTGTTAACCCACGCCCTAACGGAGAGCTTCCTTTCCGTAGTGCTGCTGGTCACATCCACTTCGGTATTCCAGAAGCTGGGGGTGAAGCGCCTGTAGATGACATTGACTACATTGGCTGGATTGCAGCTAAGGTGCGTGAGATTGATTTCTACATTGGCCTTCCTTCCCTGTTCTACGACAACGACACTAAGCGTCGTGAGCTGTACGGCAAAGCTGGTGCCTTCCGTCCTAAACGCTATGGCATGGAATATCGCACACCATCTAACCAATGGCTGGGCAATGACAACCTGAAACGTTGGGCCTATCAAGCTTCCATGTATGCTATGGAGCAGATTGATAAGGGCATCTGCCTGGCTGATAAATATGGTGACATTCAGAACATCATCAACAAGAGCGACAAGGCAGCCGCAGCACGCATCATTAAAGCTGAGGGCCTGATTCTTCCGAAGGGGGTGGCTGTATGAATTGGCCCCCAAGGCTCGGTACAGCAGTTAATATCAACGAAGAGGGGCTGCGTAGGTATTGGAACGGGCGCACCAACCCAGCGAATGTGAAGGGTTATGTTATAGAAAATGAGCCAGATGACAGGGAAGGCTGGGTGAGAGTTTCTTGGGAAAACGGAGCAACTAACACTTACCAAGAGGGTACATTGTCAGTGTGCCGTCCTAAGCAAATGGAGAATAAATAATGCGTTATGAGAGCGAAGCTGATGTTAAAACCCGCCTCTACCACACTGTGGTGATTCATAAGCAACGCCCTTGCTTAGTGGTGGGGGTGGAAGATAAGAACACTGTGATTGTTTCAGATTTAGAAACTGACAAGCACAGCAAAGCTTTAGTGGCTGATTTAGACTTAGACCCTTCACACGCTCCTCTTGGCTATGTCATTGACGGAGAGGATGTGTACATGGCTATGAGGAAGCCTGTACGGCGTTATAAGCAGGGGTTGAACAATGAGAACCTGGTACTAAAGAATGTCCTAGATGAGCCTCCAGCACGTCGTATGGGACGCTTAAACTTCGCTAGCAAGGCGATTGGAAAGACAATGCTTGGTCAGTTTCCTGATGTTGGTGAGGCATTCCAGAAAGTGAGGAATCAAGAGGCGCGCATTGTCCCCTTTCATCGTGATTGGGCTGTTGGTGTTCATGAAAGAGAAGCTTGCTTAGTGTTCCGAGGTGAGGTGGTTGGATACGTTCTGGATGAAAGCGTCAAGCTGTTGCCAGAGCGTTTTTATCTGAAAGAGAGTTTGGAGGTAGCACTTGGTTAAGTTCAAAGTTGGGGACTTAGTAGAGCGCATTTATGGCGAACACCTGGGAATGGTTGTTGGATGTACTGCCAGAATTGCTGCCATAACAGACATGGGATTACAATTCAAGGAATTTAATGAAGGGATGCCGTTAGGTGGGCATTGGAGCCATTGCCCCGACAGCTTTAAGCTAGCCCGCCCTTTACAAATGGAGAAC